GTTGTGTAAACAAGACTGTTGCCTTCTTTCTTCAACATATTTTTAGCTTCGAACAAATCAACCAATCCGCTGTAGGGACTCATGCCAGTTGTATACGGAATTTCTACTTGCACTGACTCGAACGGCTTTGCATAACGTGTTTTCATAATCTTACAAGCTGCACGAATACCGTTAACAGTTGTAGTCTTATTACCATCAGCGTCAGTTTTCAGTTTGAGTTTCTTCATAGCAACTACAATAGAACTTGCATAGACAAATCCTTGCCCGCCACTAATCTTATCATCTGGATCAAACATATCCTGGCTAGCGTATGTGTGATTTGTACAAACCATACCTACATTCCACGAGCCAAACATGTTTACACAGTTACGAACCAATGAAGTAAGTGCCTTAGGCTTACGACCCATGTCACCTTTCATCTCGCCTGCTTCGAACTGATTAACGTCTGTAGGAGTCAACAACATACCCAATGAATCAATTACAAATAATACCTTAGGACGCGAATCTTCGGGCATGGTTTTGTATTCTTTCATGAATTCACTAATGGTTTTTGCCACGTCGTCAATCATAGCCATGTTAAGTTTTAGAAGTTTATCTTCACTTGTATCAACGCCTAAATCAAGCAACCACTTTTCATCAAGTGCGTTTTCACTGTCAACAAGAACAACATAAATTCCTTGTTCTTGAGCCGCTTTAATAATGTTACCAGAGCAGATATATGATTTACCTGCCCCAGATTCGCCAGCAAAAACTGTTACTTTACCAAGGGGGACCCCTTTAAAAAAGTCCCCCGAGATAAGATAGTTTAGGGCGTAGTTACCGGTTGAAATCCAATCGGTTGGGTCGTTAAACCCGATTCCCAAGCCATCAATACTTTTCGTAATAGACTTGCGGAACTTCGAAATATCGAAGGCCTTTGCCATAGTCTATTACTCCTTAGTCTTTCTGACGGTTACGAATCATTGCAATGATGTCGGCTGCTCGGCTAGATGCTTCACCACCTGCGCTCTCAGCTTTTGCGGCTGGAGGAGTGAATGATTTTTCTGCTGTTGCAACTTCTTCTTCCCACGGTGGAGTTTCTTCAGCGGCAGGTGCTGCCACTGATGCTGGACGAGCTACCGACGCTGGCGCTGGTCTAGCCGCTCCACCTTCTGCATTATCACGGCCGCCGTAGCCCTTTGGCTTAAAGTATTGACCCCAACGATCCATGTCAAATGCTTCACCGTCAACTGACGCTTCGAACATTTCTTTCATAACTTTGAGTTCAACTTCACCTGGCTTCTTAGGCAAGAAGCTCTTCAGGTCATGAAGACCGTGTTGCTTAATTGCCGCATTTTCTTCTTCGTTTAGAGCACGTTCACGACGAGCCCAAGTTGAAGTAGAGTAGTCAGCATAACCACCTTTAGATGTTTTTGCAATCTTGAAATCCAAACCACGAACGTAGTCTGTTGGCAATTCTTCAATTTCACTATCCATTAGTGCGTTCTTAACAATGTTAAAAATCTGGCTACCAATGATGAATCGACGAATTGAATTCTCAGGAGTTTTATCTTCTTTGTATTTGCTGTCAACAACAAATCCTTGGAACAGGTAAGACTTTTTCTTCCAATATTTACGACCCATATCTTCTAGGCTCTTGTCTTTAAACCAAGGACGAACCTCAGTAAGAATAGGACAAGTTTCACCCCACATTTCCATACAAGGAACTTGCACAGTCACTGGCTTGGAATTGGTCTCACCTTTGACACCGGCGAAGGGCAAATTGATCATTGCACGTTCGATCCAGAAAAAAGTGTTGTTTGGGTCTGCGTCAGGAAGGAACCGAACTGTTGCTGTTGCACCTTCTGAGATGTTCCAGTGTGGGTAAATTGCGTTGTCGCCTCCACCTTGATTACCACCGGAGTTTTGTGCGCTTTGTTGAAGTTTAGCGCGAATTTCTGCTAATGTTGCCATAATGTTTTTCCTTAATGTTGATTTATTATGCCTATTCTTTAAAGCCTACTGACTAAAAAGAAAAACTGTGCATAGAGTTAACTATACACAGTTTTATTTAGTAACGCAACCTAAAAGGTGCTAGAAATATGGCTTATTTTGCCAATTATTTTTTATGGTTTGCCAATCTCATAATTGATGAAAGTTCTTCACTCATGCCCAATTCTGCTTTTTTACGGGCTAGTCCTGCTGAACTTGTTGGGCTATTGGTTTTTTCTTTTTCTAAATCTTTGGTAGACATTTTCCAGTCGCCGCCTCGTTCCTTGCGCTTGTATGCTGGAACTTGACTCTTATCTGGACCTCTTTCTCCTGCACCTTCTACTTTGGCCTTGATGTTGCCTACTAGTTCTTTCAATCGTGCCAGGCCATCGTCTCCATTAACAGGTGTGCCATGACGTTGTTGCCATTCCATAGTTAGTTTTTCCATGAATTGCTCTGCCATTTGAGCTGCTTGTTCGCCTGCTTCATCGCCGAATTTTTCACTAATTGATTTTTTAACATCTAATACAATACCTTCACCGCCGCGGAATGGACCAACTTCTGGATTGTCACGATTGTAAAAACTCTTAACAATCTTAGCAACTTCCTGCACCATATTGTCTTCTTTGCCTTCTGCTACTGGAGGCTGTTCAACTGGCGCGGCCGGAGCAGGTGCAGCAGCAGGCTGAGCTTCTGGTTCGTTCATTCCGCTTAATCCTAATGCAACAAGAAGTTCTGGATAACTTTCTTGTGCCCACATCTTTAATACTTCAAGTGGGTCTGCTGTTGGATCTAAATCGGCAGCACTCTTAAATTTGCTTTCTAAGTCACTATCTTCTAAACCGAGACCACTAAAGAACTGCCATGCAGTTTGACCGTCTGGTCCAAGTTCTAATTCGCCATTGGGTAATTCATTTAATGATTGCTTTAATAATTCAATTTGATCGTCTGTAAGTTTGCCTTGTTCCACTGCTTCTGCCCATTCTGTAAAAGCATTAAATGCATCTTCTTTTACATCTTCTTCAGTTTCACACGCACATGGATCTTTATGACATTTAGAGCATGTTCCTTCGTTAACATAGTCTTCTAAGTCAATTTTATTTGTTTCTTGCATGATACTATGTATCAATGGAAAATAATTTGCAAGTTCTTCTTTAAAATTAGATTGTGTGAAAGTTTGTTTATAAGTTTCCATAGTTACATCATCTAGTTCGCCTAGGACTGCATCGTCTGGTTCTTGTAATTCTGCTACCCATGATTCGTAATGGTGACGCTTACTTAGTGCTTCAATTTGTGCTTTTAATTCTTGTAGACGGCCTACGGCCCTTTCTGTAATGCCTAAAGCGTCATCATGCAACTGTGTGTGTTGAACTTGTCTTTGAAATTCTTGTAACTGAGCAATTTGCTCACTCATACGCATAATAGCTTTACCTGCTGAGTCATGCGGAATGCCACCATGGTCGACGTGTTGTGCCATAGCAAATGCACCGGCTGGGTGAATAAACGGATATTTAAAACGTTCACCATCGGCATTTTGAATAAAGATTGCTCTAATATTTTTTCGTTGACTACGAGCACCTGGAAACATTTCGTCAACTGCTTTATGGTGTCTAACAATAACTTCGGTTGCACCTTTAACTGCGCGGCTGGTTTTTTTAGAACTTTTTTGGTTCCAACGTGATTCGTTCATGTTCATAGTAGGGTCTTCTTCCTTAGGAGGTTGCGTAGCAGCAAGATGTTGAAAATCATTTCTGTCTAAGTTTGTCTTAGCAATATCGCGTGTGTCAAATCTTAATAATCTACGCATGGCAAACATACGCATTTCTTTTAAAAATTTATACCACATTTGTTTGCTAGGGTCGTCTTGATTTTCAGTAATACCTTGGCTGTAATAGATTTTTAGACTGCCCAGGTCGTTTAGACTAATACTTACGCGACCTAAGTTTACTCCTTCGTTAACGAAGTCAAAATCAAAGAATCGTGCGTCTGTAGGGTCAATAGTCACTGCGCCTGTTTCGTCGCCCATTTCCAAATTTTGAAAACGGCTGCGAACTTTGTCAAACAGATCTTGTGAAATTATTTGTATAGCTTTCATATTTGTTATTTATTAATAATTGCTGATGTAGATGGGCATGGGCATGACAAATTCGTCCTCACGCTCTTCTCGCATTTTGTCATAAATCGCCGGATCCCACTCTTGTAGCATCATTGCCATGCGTATTGCCAGCAACATACTACTAACTAAATCGTCATGT